AGCACTCGAATGGTATAGTCTACATTCAGAACATATGGATCAAAAAGAAAGAAACCTTTCACCTAACTTAATGTATATAAAGAGTAATAATTAATATGTCTGGACAATGGGAAGGTGGTAAAGGCAGTCGTCAACGAGCTGTTGATACCCAAAAATATAACGATAATTATGATGCAATATTTGGCAAGAAAAAGGTAGAGAATAAAAATGAAACAAGTGAGGAGACCTCAAAGGCCGAAGATAAGATTCCACAAAGTACTATTCGACCAGGATAGCCCTTTCAAACGCCACCAAGTTGTACCAAATAAAAAGAAAAAAAACTCTCGCAATGAGGTCAAAAAGATTATAAATAAGACTATAGACGAGGAGTAGTTTTATGTCAAATGATCTTTTAGATTTTGATTTTGGTTTTACAGCTGTAGATGAGGATGAACTAGAAGCGGTACAGTCAGTTAAGACTGTAGCTTCTGATGCATCCGCTGAAGCAAAGGAACTAGAAGATAAGTTAAATAAACTTTATAATTCTATTTTACCATTACTATCTAATCTTAAAAAGAATCCAGAAAAAGAATATATTCTGTGGCCTCAGAGAGTAGCTAAAATAGAGCAATTTGAAAACCTAATTGCGGAGATTATAAAATAATGTCTAAGTATTATAAAATTGTAAGCCCTAATAATATAAAATTAGTAGCCGACAATCACCCATGCAATCCTAATCCTAATTATAATTCTGCTGGCCAATATGTAGGAGATTTTGTTCATAGCCCTTCGTGGAGTGATAGGGCCATAGAATTTCTTCGTCAAGATGAGCGATCGGAAGGGCGGGAATGGTATTACATTGACGGCCCCCTTGAGTATGACTCAGGAAAAAGGTATTATGGCAACCGGGGCTATAATGATAATAGCCTAAGAATGCCTAAACCAGATTTTAGAATGTACAAAGGTCCAGACAATGAAAAGCAGTTCCGGTTATACGAATCTAACGCTATAGGAAAAATTTTTGGAGCTCCTGACGACGATAAAAGGGTTGTACCAGATGAAAATACTGTTTTCGATGCAGGTGGTGGTTATGAGACATATAATCCTGGTGCCTTGGTTCATTCAGCAAATGGAATCTCAATAAGCTCGTATCTAAATGGTGGAAGCTATGTAAAAGCTTGGGGTGATAAAAATTATATTGGCCAGACTGCCGTACCTAAATTAAGTGACCCTGCCATTGACCCTACTGAATACGGAGAAATTAGATACGGATATGTGTCTAACAATAAGTACATATATGGTAAAGCGACAGGCATACCGCGGTCGGTGAATACGCGCGCCAATCCTCTCGGGCACCAAACCCTCCCCGAAGAGCATGAGCATATGGCTGGCATGAATGGAATTTCATTTGGTCAATTTACTCATTCTACTCCTACAGTTCCCGAAATTACAGAACCATTTCCAGCCGAGAACTCGACCTGGGATCAAAACTGGAATACATATTCAACTAGAAGACGGCCGGATAATGTTTCGACTGGCCGTATGTGGGATAACTATGTGACAATTAAATATATAGCACCGACTAACGCAAATAACCGTAGATGGTCGCCAACCAAGACAATGGAGACCGAAGATCCTCGCTATATTAATGTACAATTATGGTCGTGGAATAATAGCAACTATCTTGATTTTGGGCAGTCGCCGTACTTCAGTGGTGAATCCCGGCAATGGTCTGGTGAACGGACAAATACTAGCATCGGCGCTGTTCAACATAATGGCCTCACCGGGCCGGGCTATGATAACTCATCTGCAGGTTCAGGTGCAGGTGGTGCTGGCAGAGAATATACAGACCAAACCTTGAGGGGTGAACATAAAATTAGGTGGGATAATTTTGACATGGATGATGTAACATGCCAAATAAGAACTCTCCCAGGCCCAAGAACTTGGTGCTTTTCTAATGGCGATATATCTAAGGCTGCTTTTATTGATTATAGATTTTTTGATGCACTTGAAGGTGAGTGGTCACTATGGGACCGGAAAGTGGTACACAATGAGAACCCAGCAGCAACTTCCATATATGGCAATACGGCGTATAGATATATGGCCATGACTGATGACAATTGGAGAGACGAGCATTGGCTACCATTTGGATTTTTCTGTCCACAGCTGGCTGCTAATGATGGAATACGTGCGGATGATAACATCAGCAGTGTTACGGGTCAAACCTTTAAAAATACTGACTTCCCCACAGTTGCTGGTAGAGAGTTCGCGCAAAATTATGGCCTATATAAGGATGGCTATTCCGCCTCGGGCCCGGGTAATTTTGGCACAGCACGGCAAACTGCTGCTGGCCGGGCCCGTATATCTAGAACTTACATGATTACACGCCTTGAGGTTAGAGTTGGAGTTATGGCGTACCAAAATGCTACCCCTAGAACCTCTTCAAACTACGCCAGCCTCGGAGGCGGCAATAACAATGATGACTTTATTCAGTCGGACATTCGATTTAGCTTTCCGTATATACCGACTAAGTCGGTATGGGGCGAGGGCTCTGACCAAGGATACCCTGGCAGCCCCAATACCAATATAACCGATAGGCGCTTTGAGGATCTGCCTGCCGATGATAGAGCGGTAGATAGGTTTGTTAATGTAACCAACGATAATTATATGTTTTCTGACGAATGGCTGGAATACACGTACAACAATAACTTCCCTGAGTATCTGTGGCACACGGGCAAGAATACTGCAAGCGTGGACGAATTGTATAGAAACAAGTACGAGCGCGGCAAACTGTCGCCGAGTGCCGCGCAAAATTTAGCAGCAGGTGAAGGAACTTGGCCAATTGACGAAGGGGCAACCGTTGGGTACGCTTACCCCATTGGAACACAAACACTTTCTTCACATAAAATTGGCCGAGGCTTGAAACTTGAAACAAAATGGAGCTAATAACCAACATTATTACAAAGGAAACAAAAAATGAATATTGATAAACTAAGAGAACAATTAATAATCGATGAAGGCCAAGTGAATGAGATATACTTAGATCACTTAGGTTATCCAACGTTTGGTATTGGACATTTGGTATTGGAATCAGATGGCGAATACCAAGCAGATGTTGGTACGGCTGTATCAGAAGACCGTGTCATTGAAGTTTTTGAGAAAGATGTACAGTCTGTTATTGACGACTGTAAGATTCTACATGAAGGCTGGGAAGATTATCCAGAAGAAGTAAAACAGGTTGTTGCTAACATGATGTTTAACATGGGCCGTACTCGACTAAGCAAATTTAAGAATCACAATAAAGCTCTTGTAGCTGGTGATTGGAAAGAAGCTGCGGTTGAAGGTAGAGATTCACGTTGGTATAAACAAGTAACAAATAGAGCCGAAAGGTTAATGTCTCGATTAGAAGAGGTTTAAAAGGAATGGCAAACACAACACAAATTTTAGGAATCGAAGCTACTTTAGCAGCAACTGCAATAAATGTTGGCTCGGCTAGAGTGGTTAGAATCCACAATACTGGCACAGGCGTAGCGGAAATCTCAATTCAGGTAGCTGGCACTGGTGACGTTATTGGCAAATTTACAATGGTTCAGGGTGAAGTAATTAACTTACAAAAAGCTAGTAATGAAACTATTAAGAAGACTGGCACTGGCACAGGTGTTCCTAAGGTAGTAAAAGTAGGCTTCACTAACTAAGCATTATATATAATTAATGGCTGAAGTTTTTGGTTTAATCGCACAAGTAGGAGCTCCAATAGCGGGCTCTCTCGTTATGGGTCTGTTTATATTCATTGTAATTAAACAAATCCTGCAAGGTATTGTCGATCAGATAGAAACACTAACTATGTTCTGTAACTCTTTGCAGAATAGAGCAAGGACTATGAGTAACGAAATAGTGAAAATAGATTTATTGGTATCAAGTGCTTTAGATTTAAGTCCTGATATTGATAGAGTAGCTCGAGCGGAAAACTTTGTTGAAGATGGCAAAGTAGATGTGAGAAGAGATTAATGGAAGATATAGCTGGATTAATCTCACAATATGGATTCCCTACAGTCCTATCTGTAGGCATGGGCTATTTTATTTGGTATGTGTGGGCCTTTATTAATGAACATATTCAACCTAAAATAGATGAAATGCATATAGCCTTAATTCGTGTGATAGACCAAACACGAATGCTTGATCAAGACATGATACGATTACAGCAGAAAGTAAACGTAGTCTTGGAATATCGAGAACGGCAAAAGATTATTGAGAGTGAAAAACAAAAGGATAATGAAAAATAGCATATTCGCATTAATACTACTCAGTGGTATTGTACAAGCAGATATAGTATTCGAATTTAAAAACCCATCGTTCAGTGGTGTAGGAACTGGTGCTCATTATTTAACCATTGAGAATCAAGAACACTCTCGTAAGAAAGCAATTGAAGATGCTTTAGAAGCTGCACGAAAGGCTGCAGAACGAGATGCTGATAATACCACAATGGCTAAGTTTATTCGTAACTTAGAGAGTCGTATCTATTCTCAAATGTCTAAACAACTTGTTGAATCAATGTTCTCTAATGATAATGCTGCAACGTTTGGTTCATTTACCCTCGAGGGTAATGTTGTAACCTATGAAACACTCACTCAGGCTTCAGGCGAAGACGTAATACAATTAAGAATCGTAGACGAATACGGTACTGAAACACTTATTGAAATACCCGTAGGAACTGGTAACTTTGCACAGGACCCTGATATAGATGTATAAGTTATTACTACTATCGGTTATATTCTTATCAGGATGTGCAGGCTTTCCTAAGTATTCAGCCGACCCTCAGAATTGTTTAAAGGAAGATATATTTCGAAAACATATCTCTCGTAAATATGTATGTGTTGATCAACCAGAAGCAATAAGGTTACCATCATTTGTAGATCTATTAAACCTGCCGGATGCAATAGAAATGCCAGTAGTTGCTGTATATGGATTTACGGATAAGACAGGACAACGTAAGAATAGAGAAGGTATTGCTGATTTTTCTACAGCGGTAACTCAAGGCGGGACAGAAATGTTAGTCGATGCTCTTAAAACTGCTGCTAACGGCAAGTGGTTTAGAGTTGTTGAACGTCAAGGCATTGATAATCTAGTCAGAGAGCGACAGATTATACGAAGTGCTAGGAAAGAATTTGCGGACAAGGATAAGCCGCAAGGTGTAGCTCCACTATTATTTGCTGGGATTATTATTGAAGGTGGAATTATAGGGTATGATACTAACGTATTAACTGGTGGTCGAGGCGCACGAACGCTCGGTGTTGGTTTCTCCAAGAGGTATCACAAGGATGTAGTTACAGTAGCCATTAGAGCAGTGTCTGTTCTTACTGGTGAAGTTTTGTTAAACGTCCAGGCTCGTAAGACGATATTGTCTTATGGATCCAATGGTGATGTGTTCAGATACTATGAACAAGGCACACGGTTATTAGAGTATGAGGACGGAGTGGGTAATAATGAGTCAGTGACATACGCAGTACGAACGGCTATTGAAGCGGGAGTACTGGAACTAATATACCAGGGCCATGACAGAGGCTTTTGGGTAATAAAGGACGGCCATCGTCACCCTCATCTGAGTGATGGGACTAACGAAGGCCATATAAAGTTAGAGGATAACCAAAATGAAGAAACTAATTAGTATAGTGTTACTATTGTCGACATCTTTTGTTTTTGGCTCCACTGACGATAACGAAATTAAGATTACTCAATCTGGTGATACCTTAGAATTGTATATCGATCAAATCGGTTATGGTAACAAAGTTGGTGGAGATGATTTCTCCTCTGGCTCTGGAACTAACATGTCTATTACAGGTTCATCACTAAATATTGATCTTGATTTTACCGGTAATTCAAACGTTTTGTTTGGACCAGTTGTATCAGATAGCAGTAATATTACGCTAAATGTAACAGGTGATTCGAATACTACAGATTGGAATATTGGTTATATCGGTAGTGCAGACAGTTCAGATATCAACTTCGATATCACAGGAGATTCTAATACATTTGATATAGACCAAGGGTATGAGTTTAGTGCAGAAAGACTAGACGCTGATCTTATTCTATTAGGTAGTTCAAATGCATTCGATGTAGACTTTGAAAGTGATGATAACGTTTGGACATTAGACGTAACGGGTGATTCAAATGACATTAACACATTGCAGAACGATGGTGCTCAAAATCTTGAGTTTACTTTCGTAGGTGATAGTGGTGATGTAGATATCAGCCAGATCTCAGGTACATGCGCAAATAGTGGCGACACATCTTGTACTTCTCCAAATGCTAACATCGTTCTAGATGTTACATCAG